TACAAGAATTTGCTAAAAAAGGTGGTGGACATCATTCAGCACATATACATTGGAACCAACACGTATCGGGTTTTTACTTTTTAAAATGCAGTGACAAGACATCATATCCAATATTTCACGAACCAAAGACTGGTGCAAGATGTACAAAATTAAAAATGAGATCAGACTTAAAAGGTGTATGGGCAGGTCACGAACAATTTCATCTTAGACCAAAACCCGGAACATTAATTATATTTCCAGGATACTTAGAACACGAGTATGCGGTGGATTTTGGTATTGAACCTTTTAGATTTATACATTGGAATATACAAGCAGTTCCAAAAGAAATGGCTAAAGATGGTTAAAGTTGTTGATAATTTTTTATTAAAAGATCATCATTTTAATTTAAAAAAATTATTAGAATCAAATTTATTTCCTTGGTATTTTATTAAAAATACTGCAGATGAAAGCACAGATTTGTTTGATTATCATTTTTGTCACAATTATTATTGTGATGATAAAATAAATTCTGATTATTTTAACACTTTAAAAATATTGTTATCTAAAATTAATCCTAAAAAATTAATTAGAATTAGAGCTAACTTACAACCTGCTAATCACAAGTTTGTTAAATCTTTACCACATTGTGACCAACCTTTTAAATGTAAAGTCGCTATATATTATATTAATACTAATAATGGATATACTTTAATAAAAAATAAAAAAATAAAAAGTATAGAAAACAGAATTGTTTTTTTTGATAATGAAGAACATTTTGGAACTAATACTACTGATTCTAAAAATAGAATTGTAATTAATCTTAATTATTATGAATTTTAAAAAAAATAAATATACAGTCATTCGCCAAGCCATATCAAAAGAACTGGCAACTTTTATTGCAAATTATTTTTTAATGCAAAAACAAGTTTATGATACTTGTACAGCATCAAGATACTTTTCACCTTTTGAAACTATACTTGGATACTACGAAGGTAAAGATGAACAGATTCCAAATACTTATTCTCAATACGCTAATATGGCTATGGAAACCTTATTGCTTATATCCTGCTTATACTTATGCGAGAGTTTATAAAAAAGGTGATGAACTTAAAAGACACAAGGATAGATTCTCCTGTGAGATATCTACTACGATGAATCTTGGCGGCGATGATTGGCCTATATATTTAAGCCCAAATGAAAATGTAGGTGCACCAGACGGTAAAAATATTACTGTAGCTAGCAAAGCAAAAGGTGTTAGGGTAGACTTAAAACCTGGAGATATGTTGGTTTATAGGGGTGTTGAGCTAGAGCACTGGAGAAAAAAATTTAAAGGCAAAGAATGTGTACAGGTTTTTCTACATTATAACAATCGTAAGACACCGGGAGCTAAAGATAATATGTTTGACAAGCGTCCACATTTAGGTCTTCCTTCCTGGTTCAAACGATGATATAATTCTTAGATGGAGGCACGGCACCACCACATACCCCGTGCCTCCTTTTAAGGACATTTATGAATTTAGGTTTTGACGCAATATCACAATTTCCCATCTCACAAGTTGGAAAAGATAATGTAGTAACTCTTACAGTCACAGGCAATAATCTAGTTGCTAGCATTGGTAATCCAGATATTGCAGCTGACGCCGTTCAACAAAACATAGATCCGAATCCATTAACACTTGGTGTTGGAACAGTAACCTTAGTTGGTAATGCTAATGTTACAGCTGCTAAAAATGTAATGACCCTTGGAACGGGGACCGTTACAGTCACTGCAGATGCAAATATTACAGCATCTGGAAACAACTTGATTATAAGTAGTGGATCTGTTACTATCGTCGGAAACGTAATACAAGCAGCACCTGCTAACGCTATGACTTTAAGAACAGGCGAGGTAGGTGTTATATCGTGGAACGAAATTGTACCAGGAGCAACAATGGTTTGGACACCAATTAAACCGTACGGATAATATATGGCATCAACATTTTCAACAGATTTAGCATTAGAACTTGTAGCAACCGGTGAAAAAGCTGGTCTATGGGGAACTATTACAAATACTAATTTACAAATATTACAACAATCAGCAACAGGCGTGGTTAATGTACCAATGACTGACGCTTCATCAGATGTAACTTTACTATTATCTGATGGTGCAACATCAGATGGTAAAAATCTTTACTTAAAACTAACAGGCACACTACAAAGAAATCAAACTTTGATTATACCTGCATCAACAACAGGTGGAACAGCAACAAGAATATACATAATTCAAGACGGAACAGATAGAACAACAGCTAATAAATATACATTAAGTATTAAAACAGCTGGGTCATCAAATCCCATAGCAGTTCCTGTTGGATCATCAATGTTGATTCACTCTAATGGTACAGATGCAAGATTAGATATTTTACAAAAAGGTAACTTTGCGATTACATCTAGTTCTATTACTGCATACACTGCAGTAGCTGGTGATAACTTATTAATTGATACAACAGCAGCTCAAGTTACAATTACACTACCAGCATCACCAACTATGGGTGATGAGGTTAGTATTATGGACGTTTCGACAACAGGGGGATTTGGTACTAATAAAGTTATTGTAGATAGAAATAGTCAACCAATAAGAGGTGCTGCATCTAATTTAGATTTAGCTACTAATAATCAATCGATTAAATTAAGATACACTAACGCAACCAAAGGTTGGCAATACGTATACAACCAAACTACATAGGAGTAATAGATGCTTACGAAAATTAAGTTTGCTCCTGGAATCGATAAACAAGATACAGCAGTTGGAGCAGAAGGTCGTTGGGTAGATTCAGATAATGTAAGATTTAGATATGGTCTACCAGAAAAAGTTGGTGGTTGGCAATCTCTTTTAACAGATACAATTGTAGGTGTAGCAAGAAAACAACACGCATTTGTTGATACTGATGGCAATAGATATGTAGCCATTGGTACAGATAAGTTTTTATTATTATATTTTGAGGGTCAGCTATTTGACATAACTCCTCTTGCAACTGCGATCACAGGTGCAACATTTACTTTTAATGGAACGACAACCGTGACTCTTACAACATCTGCAGATCACGGAATTGCTGTTGGAGATATAATTAAATTAAGTGCAACAACTTTACCAGGTGGCACAACAGGTGTTACGACAGCAACATTTAATGACATAAACTTTCAAGTTCTTTCTGTTCCAACTTCTAAAACTTTAACTATACAAGCAGCAACAGCTGGCTCGTCATCTACTGGTGGATCAGTAACTATTACTCCTTATGAGGTGGTGGGTCCTGCAGCACAATCCTATGGTTATGGTTTTGGTATTGGAAACTATGGTGGTACAATTACCGGTGTTGCGCAGACAGAATTAGATGGATCATTAAACGCGGACACTGCTGGTACAGGTGGATCGGGAACCGCGGTTACAGTAGACTCAACCACTGGTTTTCCATCTTCAGGAACTATTTTAGTAGATAGTGAATTAATTACATACACATCAACAAACTCTACACAATTTTTAGGTATTACTAGAGGTACGAATGGAACAGCGACTGCTGGCACATCAAATGGACAGGCACACTCAACAAATGCAACAGTACAGAACGCAACTTTGTTTTCAGGTTTTGGTAGTGCAGTGCAAGCATCCACTGTAACTCTTGAACCAGGACTTTGGTCTTTAAGTAATTTTGGTGAAGTATTAGTTGCAACTGTTGCAAATGGTAAAACATTTACTTGGAATGCAGGAGCTGCTAACCCAACAGGCAATAGAGCTTCAACATCAACAGCTGGTTTTGCAACAACAAACAATCCAACTGCAACAAGAGTTACATTAATATCACCAACAACACGACACTTAATTCACTTTGGAACAGAAAATACTATAGGCTCGCCCACAACACAGGATGATATGCTTATAAGATTCTCTGTTGATGAAGATATAAATAACTACACACCAGAAGCAACAAACACAGCCGGTACACAAAGATTACAAGATGGCACAAAAATTATGGGAGCTTTAGTTGCAAAAGAAAACATTCTAGTGTGGACTGATAACGCATTGTACGCAATGAAATTTGTTGGTGCACCATTTACATTTGGATTTGAACAAGTTGGTACAAACTGTGGATTAATTGGTAAGAATGCAGCTATTGAGATCGATGGTGTTGCATATTGGATGGGTAATAATGGTTTCTTTTCTTTTGATGGTACGGTTAATACACTACCTTGTTCTGTTGAAGATTTTATCTACGATGATATCGATACAACAAAAGGTCAACAAATATGTGCAGGTATAAACAATCTATTCACTGAGGTTATTTGGTGGTATCCAACAGCTAGTTCTACATTTAATGATAGATATGTAGTTTATAATTATGGACAAGATAATGCTAACTTACCTATGGGTAATTGGTATACAGGTACAAATACAAATTCAATAAGAACAACTTGGATTGACTCATTAGTATATCCTAAACCATACGCTACAGCTTTTAATAGTTCTAACACAGGCACATTTCCTGTTGTTCAAGGTGAAACGGGATTAGGGCAAACTGTATTTTTTGAACACGAAATAGGAACCGATCAAATTAATCCTGATGGAAGCACAACAGCTTTAACTTCTTTTATAAAATCATTTAGTTTTTCATTACAAAAAGATCAGAGTGAGGTATTTCTTGCAATGCGTAGATTTCTACCTAACTTTAAAGTATTGACAGGTAACAATTTAATAACTGTCGCCATAAAAGATTTTCCTTCAGATTCTGATGCTGTAACAACTTTAAGTCCTTTTACAATTACATCTTCAACCACAAAAGTTGACACCAGAGCTAGAGGACGATATGCAAATATTAAAATAGAAAATACAGGGGCCGGCGAATCGTGGAGATTTGGTACGTTCCAAGTAGACCTACAACCAGACGGAAGGAGAGGATAATGGCAAAGATAGTGGTAAGATTACCAGAACCTAAAAAAGAATATAGTGAAGATAATCAAAGACAGATAAACAGAGCGTTATCTATATTAATAGAACAATTAAACTCAACATATCTAACACAACAGAAAGAAGACCAGGAAAGATTTACCTGGTTAGGATTAGGTTAATGGCAAATATATATAAGAACGATAAGGTAAGTCTAACAACTACAGATCTTAC